CGATGATCCTGGGAGTCTTGTCCGTCTTAGGGACTGGAGTGACCTTTACAGGCACTTCAGCCCCAGGCTCGAGGAACTTGACACGATCCAACTCGTCGTGATGACTGAGTTGGGGGAGAGCGTAATCTCCGTAAGGAAACACGCTCTCCAACCTCCGGGGCCACTGACTGACAGAATACTTCGCGTTTCCGCGAAGTCGGTCAGCAGTAGCACCGGGACCGTGCTTGGGGACGATCCTGTGCCAACCGGTTGGATCGACGACTTTTGCATCGCCGTACTTCACGGTTTGCGAGAGTTCTACGAATCCACGTCCGACGAGACGCCTTGAAAAAGGCGCACAGCCGTACGGGGTAGAACCGGTAAGGTTACCGATCCCAAGGATAGTATCCATGGGATCCTCAGCAGGAACGCCGCTCAGACCGAGTGCCCGCTTTCGCAGGGGTTTGTGTGAACCTTCCCTAGTAAGGGAGTTCACCCAGTCTGAAGCGAGCTGGTGTTTGTCGAGAACAGAGTTCTCAACATGTGAAAATACATCAGCCCATAAGAGCAACGACGCCTGACGGAAGAGATCTCTCTCAACGGTCAAGCTACTGGTGTCGATTGCTTCAAGCTCCTTCTCAACTTCGATGAACCTTTCCATGGCGCAAGCAACACGTGCATCACTGCACATGCGCTTGATCTTACCGAACACGAGCGTTAGCTCGCGAACGGATAAGATGGAATCCACGTTGGGTTCGTCGAAGAGTGCACCACATGGGTCGAAGATCTGGTTAAGGAACCCTCCTAGGAATAGGGGGCGCCCCCCTCTTTGTTGGAATTTCACAAAGAGGCCGGAACCGATCGAACCAGTATCTAGGGACCGTTCAAAGTCCTTGGCATACTGGGGAAGGGTTATCGTCAGAAACGATTCACCTTCCGCTTCGACCCGACGCGTGACGTAGTCAATGTCACGCGCAGCGCTGATGCCGCACCAGCCCGCGCACTCGTGCGCGAGCTCTCTCCACAAGTCCGTCAGCTTTTTCATCTTGGCCCCTAACTGGGGGTCGGAATGCTCAAGTCTGACGTTCGTAGATGTCTAGCAGGATCTCTGCTAGATCAGCTTTCGCCACCCAGAAGCTGGGTGATGGCAGCTCCGGAAGAAGCCGCGAGGTAGGCTAGGAAGCCGTCCACGAGGTTCTTCTGCTGGACCACGGTCAAAACGCCCACGCGAGGAGTACGAGAGACGAGCCAGACACTGTCTGACGCCTCGAAGTATTCTCCTGTGGTGAGCGGGTTGGCCACGGTCTGGACACGGTCCAGACGAATCATCCGCTGGTTCACGTTCCCCAACGAGTGGGAAATCGCGAGCTTGTGGGATCCGTCGTTGGTGGTGAAGGCGCCAGAATTGGCGCCCATCGAGGTCCGCTTAAGGGCCTGTGCCACCGCATTGACTGTGATGGTTGGATCTGCGAACATAAGACACTCCTGTGTTGAGTGGCGTGGGAAATCCACGTCATGGTTGGAAAATCACCTGGTTATTGAAGCCAGGCAACCAGTATGTCGCTACCACCGGGACATGCCCAGCGCAGCAACGATGACTTTCTGCTTGGTCGTGAGACCATCGTAAGAAAGTCCGAACCCATATGGTGTAGCGGGGATGCGTGATTTCGATTCAGTAAGAACCGTTCTCACGCCCTTGGTCTTGGAACGGGTATGATAGCCCGAATCCGTTGTGACCTTCCGCTGATGGCACATCATGTAAGCGTGCCGAAGCACCAAGCCGTCGGTACCAATTGCGGAGACATTATGCATAACATCTCCGACATTGGCAAACCAATCCGCGGCCCAGCTCCATGGAGCGAGGTTCCAAAGAACCTCAGGTGACAGGTCGATCCCGTAGAGCTTACGGGCGTACGACCCAAATCGACGGAATTTATCATTCGTCGATCCACCAGTGGGGAGGTAGTAGATGTACTCTGCCTCAAACCACTTTGCGCGGTAGATAGCTTGATGCTTTCCACCGCCACTCCATTGACCCCCTTCCGTCGGTACAGAGCCAAAATCCATCGGCTCTGCATGCGACGCTTGTTCAAGGGGGAACTGATAGCTTCTCTGGATCGTCCTATTCGCACGCTCTTGGTAAGAGCGGACGATGCGATCGGAATGTTCTACGGTCTTCGCAAAATCGCGAATTCCGCGAACCAGAGGAAGCCAGCCAAACTCGACGTTCAAGTAGTTGGAGCCAGCGTTTTTCGCTACTCTGACTTGCTCTCGCGTTACAAAGTTCGGCATGTTAGGAAGTCCTTCATTCCGCAGCTCGCCCAAAAAGGTGGACAAGTCGAATGCAGGATTGGTCGGCTCAGTACGTGCGATGGCAGTTGTGCCAAGAGCACGAAGCTCAGCCTCGGTCGGTGTGGAGTACGCCGTTAAAGGGTACGCCGCAGCAAGTGCTGATCCCATGCGAGCATTTCCGTCAAAAAGCAGGGTTGAACCTGCATAATGTTGGAATTCGCGTGTGACAGCTGGCGATGTGATGTTCCTCGAAAGGAAGAACGGACCACCGCCCGACCAATGACCACCGATTCTGAAGTGAGTGAGTCCTTCGTTGGTCTCAGAACAGTTCACTCCAAGATCGTTGAACGATGAAAACGATTGCAAACCAGTTGCCCGTTGGCGACCCTTGACAGGGCCAGCTTTCCAGCTTCGGGTTTTCGTCTTCATCTCAAGCTTCCTAATCTCAGTTACTGGATGGGAACCTCCCTTACCGACCGCTCCTTATTAGGGAGCGGCCGGCAGAGGGGAAGAGACAGGACCGTATAAGTACCATGGCATTCCCGATTGTCCCTCCGGCTCTGAGTGAGCTAGAGATCGGCAAGAGGCCATGCTCTGTACGAACACGGTTGATTCCTGTCTTCTGCTACGTATGCCCGCCAGGGATACGTAGCCATACCACCGGAGAGGTGGCATCAGTGAACCCGGGAGTTTAAGGTTCTACACGTTGGAGACGCCAGTCTTTTGCGTGTAGTTCCGA